GTATTTCACCCATGGTAAGAAGCACACCGCCGATCATGCAACAGGTTGAGACCACGACTGGCACGATTTGGCGCGTAACGTTTGCGGGGATCACCCGTGAGCACCGGCAAAAATGGCAAGCTGAAATCTACTATCAGCAGGCAATGGATGCTTACAACGGGATGCTCAAGTGATCCAGCTTCATTGCGGCAATTCTTTAGACGTTCTTGCCACGCTCGGAGATGACAGCGTTGACAGCATCGTCACCGACCCACCGTATGGGTTATCCCAAGCCAGCAAGCGCAACGTCCGCAGCCTCAGTAGCGCAATGCTTGAGGTCGTGCTCCCAGACCTCGCGGATCTCTATGCCAAGCGTTTTGGCAAGGCAGAGCTTCCTTTCCCACGCGACAGCGTTCTTTTTCTGGACTGGGCTCTGAGGTCCTTCGGGGTAAAAGCGAGGATCGGAGTGCCAGAAGGTCCCGTTGACTTCAAGAACAACGCCAAACTCAGGCAGGAAGAAGTCGAAGCAGCAGGCGTAGGTGCCGTTGGGGTTCCTGACGGGGTGTTGGTGGATGAAGCGAATCCCGCGCTTGGTGAGCTGCTCGGCGAGTATGTCCTCAGTTTTCGACCTCTTAGGCACTCGGCCTTCAGCGATTGCGAGCGCATTGGCTTGCGACAGCTTGGCCCTAGTCGCTTCAGTGTGCCCGTAGTTGTCCCTGCGGATTCGGACTTTGCGTGCTTTCTCTTGACCAAGCCGCTGTGCGGCGCGACCAGCCTCGCTGACTTCGTAGGGCTTGAGGACGATGCGCTTGCTAAGCCCAAGAGTGCGTCCTCTGTAGTGACAGGCGCTGCTGCAGAACTGGTTGTCGTACTTGCCTTTGACACCGCCACGGGCACGTGTGAAGTCTTGCCCGCAGGTGGCGCAGGTCAGGTTGACCTGATCGCTGAGCTTGTCAGCACGGAGCGCGTAGCTACAGGCGCGGCTGCAGGTGGTCTGCCTGCCGTGTTTAAGCCGCACGCTGTCCGCTTGATAGGTAGTGCCGCAGACGGGGCATTGACGGTCAACTTTCATCGTGAGTTCCTTTCTTGCCTCAATAGTAGCCGAGGCGGGTTTATGGGTCAAGCGTGGGATTATGACGTTCCCTCTGTTGACATCTGGGAGCAATGCCTACGGGTGTTGAAGCCTGGCGGTCACCTATTGGCCTTTGCTGGTACTCGTACTCAGCACCGTATGGCAGTAAACATCGAGGATGCAGGCTTCGAGATCAGGGACATGATCGCTTGGGTGTATGGCTCAGGTTTTCCGAAATCGATGAACGTGGGCAAGAAGGTTGAAGGCTGGGATGGCTGGGGCACTGCGCTCAAGCCTGCCCTAGAGCCGATCACCGTTGCTCGTAAGCCGTTCAAGGGCACCGTGGCTAATAACGTGCTGGAGCACGGCACTGGCGCAATCAACATCGACGGCTGCAGGGTTGAAGCTGGTAGTGACTATACAGAATTAAATGTCACGCAGGGTGGTGATCATTTTTCAATTGGTAGCGATGTCAAAACTCGCGGCACTAAGTTTCAACCTGCATCTGGCCGCTGGCCTGCGAACCTGATACACGACGGCAGCGATGAAGTGACTGAGCTGTTTCCGCATACGAAAAGCGGGGGCGGAGATAAGCACAGCAAGACTCAGGACGGCAACATCTTTAAGGGCCTTGCTCCTGTTTCGGGCCTGAGAAGCTATCAATCCGACTCCGGTTCCGCTGCGCGGTTCTTCTATTGCGCTAAGGCCAACAAGAAAGACCGTGAAGAAGGCAACACGCACCCCACGGTCAAGCCAACTGCCCTAATGGCATACCTCGTGCGTCTGGTCACCCCTCCCAACGGTGTTGTCCTCGATCCCTTCATGGGTAGCGGCAGCACCGGCAAAGCCGCAGTGCGCGAAGGCTTTGACTTCATCGGCATTGAACGAGAAGAAGAGTACGTCAGTATTGCCTCGAAACGCCTTCAAGTGATCCAGCGCTCAATCCTTGCCTCAAGTTCGGCTGACCAAAAAGGCTGAGCCCTGAACCACTCACGCCACAGCTGAGCCCCCTTCTTACCGTTGCATCGTGCGCAGCAGGCTACAAGGTTTCCGGGGATTGTCTGGCCTCCTGTCGCCTTGGGTTTCACATGATCTAACGTCGTGTTGCCTGCACTTAGCTCGGCATCGCAATAGGCACACCTGTGATCGAACGCCTCGAGGATGCTGCGCCTGAACCGCGCTTGAGCTGATTTTTTGGGGACCAGCTCAGCACCATCGATGAACACTCAGTAATCCCAGCGGACCCACAAACCGCCCTCTCTGCGTCCTAGATGGACGAAGCCACGCGATGCAGCGCGGCCAACGCTATGCGGCCAATTCTCCTCGCAGTAAGCTTGAACCGCCCAGATGTCAGCATCCTGCACGTAGAAATCGACGGCCCCAACGCCCTTTCCATCAAAGAGGTGCTCGCTGCGGAATGCACCGCCAACCTCGCGATTAATCGCCGGGGGCCTGTAGCCAGACGTGATGATGATCGGCTTGTTCCCAAACTTGACGCGGACACGCTCTAGGAACGCCGCCAGCTCTGCGGCCATATCAACCTGATATTGGTGCTCAAAACGCCTGGCCTCTTGACCCAGCGCAAATTCACCCAGCGTGATGTGTGGGGTCAGCCGGGTGCTGAACGGTGACTCAGGCCGGATTGTTGCAGGTTCTGGCGCTGCAGCTTGCTCACCGGCCCATAGCTGGCCCTCAGCCGCCCGTCTACGGGTTAGGCCAGCCTCAAAATTACTGCCAGGATTGCAGTAGAGCAGCAACGCCTCCGGCACGCTCTTATAGGTGCGTTCGCGCAAGCACCGGCTAATCGTTTCGAATCCTTGCTGGCCGTAGAAATAGCTCCCCACGTTGTATGCAAATGAGATCAGTGCCGATTGCCGATGCTCCGTCATTGCTGGCCAGTAGGGGATTGACCCGGCCAATGCCGAGACAATGCCATCGATCGTTTTTTGCAAAAGCACATCCCCATCCTCCTGACTGATCCGATCACCAGGAACGACAGGTGAGCCATCAGCCTTTGTCGTATTCCCCCACCCAATTGACCACACCTCAGCGGGGCATAAGTACGCATCGTGATGGAAGCCTTCAAAAGACTTCACCAGCGCAATCGCGGCCTGATAGTTGCGCTGTTTGCCTGATTGGCTCCATGTTGCAAACCATCCCCGATCGCGACGCATCGCGATTTCATAGCCGTTTTTGCTTAGATCCGCTTCTAGCTCCTGAATTGCTGCGGCCTGATGCGGCAAGGCTTTGTAATACCTGAAAAGCTGCTCAAGGCTGATCGGTTTGCTGTTCGTCATGCCAGGGCGATTTGATGTGTAGATCGTCGATTTGGGCTGGTGGCGGCATTACCGGCGGCTGGGATTTGTGCCACAGCTCAACCTCAGCGTCAATCCGTGGCTTTAGCGTTGCCTCGAATTTTCGGCGCTGAATCTCTCGTCTTACGCCTTCAAGCGGTGATCGCGTCGAGAACCTAAGCAGCCACCGCCCGTCGGCGGGGATCAGCTCTTTTTTGCCTTTAGCGCATCCAAGACCTGAAAAATAAGCTGCAAAACAGAATTTGATTTCAGCGCTGGTGACAACGCGATAACTTCAGATGCAGCCGCAACGATGATCCATGTGATCGGTGACGTCAGGATTTCTTCCATGCTGTTCGGTAATTGGGCTGTGAACTAATCCTAATGCCCACGGGATTCGAGAGCCGTGATTCTGTTCCCCTGCTCGTTCAACAGCTTATAGATGCCAGCACGATCGGCCTTCATGTCTTGATGCAGTGAATCCAACCGCTCACCAATCGATTCCACTGCAACCGTTAGCCTGATCGCCTCATCTCGATTGTTGCGGTTGCGGTTGCTCAACCCTGATACGGTAACGCCTGCAATTCCGATTATTGCGCCGACGGCTGCGGCAACGATTTCAATCAAGGCCCTGCAACCGCTTCAAGGTCATTTTAGTGGGTCCGGCCTGCCGTCCACAATGGCGCAAGCTCTGCGGTAAAAAAACGAATCGGTCTTCTTGGCTTTTTCAAGCGCAGCTTTAATCTTGACCCAATTCAAATAGGTGCGACGGTCCATCTGTTATGTGGCGATTATTCCCAGCGCTCGCAATGCTGCCAGCGCTGATTCAAGCTTTGCCTCGATCTCTCCGCAATACTCAAGCAGCTCAGCATTTGTTGGCGCTGCAGCGTCTGCGATTGTCACTGATCCGTCTGGTGTCGGTAGCGTGCCGCTAGTCGCCGCAACTGTTAGGTCTGCAATTGCTGCCGGTTGAGCAGCAGGTGCTGTGCCAAACAACCCGATAGACGCGCCACTGACCTGCAGCTGAGTGGTGAGCGTGCCAGCTGTTTGCGTTTTCAGTTGTATAGATCCTGATTCTGAGCCATCTACAGGGGATGAAACGCTCCCCTCAATCGCTGCATAGTCAACGTCAGCAGGGCTCGCGTTATCGTTTTTTGCCCTGTAGAACAACGTGCTGATTTTGTCATTTGCAACGCTTGCGGCTCCATTCCTGGTGTGATACAAAGTCACATCAGCGCCAGATGCTGCATCAACTGCATTGCATTCAACCTGCAACGCCGTTGAAGTGATTCCCGTCGTTAGGTGGAGCGGATACTCAGGCTCTAATTCATGGATGCCAACATTGAAGCCATCAATCCGCACGCGGCTCGCGACGGTCCCTGCCGATGATGTCATCAGGTCAAGAACGCCGTCTTCCGCTGTATCGGTTGTTGCCTTGATTTCTGCTCTTACGCTTGCATATTCAGCTGTATTGCCGCCTGAATCCTTGCCTCTAAATTCAATATTGCCGATATTATCGTTTGCGGCTGGTGATGCTGAATTACGATAAAGCACAACGTCAGGGGCTGTATCTCCGCCCGTATCGTTGTTCTCAATGATCACCTGATCAGTTGTGTCGCTGCCAAAAACATGAAGCTGAGCCGCTGGTGTTCCTGCACCTAGTTGAAACCCAGCGCTTGTAATTGCAGCAACAAAACTTGAATTTATCGACAAGCCGATTTCGTTTTGGGCGACTCTATACAGCCCAGTTACACCGCCATCACTCAGCCAGCCCAAGGCAGGTGCACTTGCACTGCCATTAGGAAGGCTGCGGAATGCTTGGCCAAAAGTAAGCGTTTTGTTTTTGTTGACGTTTGCCGCTTCTGATATGTCAACAACCGGGATCAGATCTCCCGTTGCAGGGGTTGTCAGTGACGTTAATTCTGTGGTTTTACGGTCAGCCATTGATCAAGCCTCCAAAGCGTCAACGCGAGACGTTAGTGTTTCGATCTGGCTGATTGCGTCTTGCAATGCTGCGGTGAGTAATGGAACCAGCTTTGAATGATCAATGCCTTGGTAGACAGGCTCTCCGTTGTCGTCGATTTCGTCTTTAGCGCCGGTTACAGACTCAGGGACAACCTCTTGAGCTTCATGGGCCATAAAGCCATCGACAACAACTGACGGCTCTTGAATGAAATTAAATCGTTTAGGCTTTAATTGCTTAACTCTATCGATGGCATCATCAATCCCAACGATATTTTCTTTTAGCCGATAATCAGAGCTTGTGTTATAAACGACAGAAGTTGTCGTGACATCAATTCCTCCTTTCGCTACGGATTGATAGCGGACCGCGAAAACGGTGCCTGTTGTATTCCGGTTTACAAAAATTGGCACGGTTGCATCGTTGCTCACATAAAGACTTGGACCGTTTGCAGTTTTTTCAAATGATGCGCCTACGACCGTATTATTTTTACCCGGAGTGATTACGCTTGTGCCGCAAAACAAAATATCACCATCACCTCCCAGCGTTAAAACTTCATTGACTGCGGAACCGCCGTTAGTAAAAAATACAAGCCTGCCTTTTTGGTCGTCGCTAGCCCCGCCGGAACTGTCCCCTTGATGGAAGGCCCCAATTTCGGCCATCGTAGAAATCTCGCCGCCAGACTGTTCACCCTCAAATATGACTTTGCTTTCTCGCCCTCCATCATTATCCTCCTGAGTGCTGTTTCTGATGGTTACATAAGGCGCTGTGCTGACTATCTCAACAAGCGTCCCAGGGTCACTGACACCAATCCCCACCCTGTCGGTGCTCGCGTCCGTGCATAAAAGAGCTGAATTGTTTTGCCCTTCAATCCTCACATCAAGATTATTGCCCCCTTCATTGATGACAACATTGCTTGAGCTTGCCGTCACCACGTCGTCACCAGCAGCGACAAATTTCAGCTGATTCGCGCCTCCCCTCGTCAGTCCGGTGTCAGTATCTGCAGCAAACGCCAGCGCCGGAGCCGCTGAGCTGCCGTCTTTCAGCAGCCTGCCCCCGTCAAGCGTGCCGATCGTTATCCATGCTGAGTTGGCTGTATTGCGCTGTTTCAGCAGGTTGTTTGCCGTGTCAACCCACCACATGAAAGCAAATGTGGGATTGGGCTCGGTTGCGCTGCTGTTGTTGCTGACGATTGCCTGCAGGGTTGCATTCAAATCAGCTCTAAATGCCGCGCCTGAAGCGTTGGCTAAAACGTAATCTGAAGTTGCCATTTAAGTTTCTGCGGTTCCGAACCCGGTTGCCTGGTACTGAAAATTACGGTCAATCGCTACGTTGTTGAAGTTTTTGAACGTAATCGTGAACTGACTGGCGCTGGGGGATGTGATCTCATAATAATCCCCCGCCGCTAGGTTTGATGCCGTGATGCCAATGCCAGGTGCCTGATAAAACGCTTTTGCAAACGTCACCACCTTGGCCCCTGCCCCGCTTGCGATTGTTGCGCTGCTTTCTGTACGTGATTCAAGCTGAACGGTGAAACCAAGCTCATCGACAATCGGAGTCTGATCGCTGGCAAACGTTTGCAGGTTTGTCCTAAATTGAAACTGCCTGCCGGTGTAGCGGCCTGATTCCATTGGCGTCCATGCGCCGAAATCTATATCTGATTCTGTCTCGATCTTGTCGCCGTCCTCTAGCAACAAGAAATCGCCGTCCTCTAAAAGGAAAAACTGATCAACAGTGGCCTGATTGCTCGTTCTGAAAAACAGATCTGCGCTGGTGTTGTCGGCCAAATCTCCGTCAACATCTGACCACCTATCAATAAATTCTGTCCTGTCATCGATCAAGGCGTCAGGATAGATTCCTCTTGTGGTCAGCTTTCTCTCAAAAAGTACGCTGAAAACTCCGCCGAGATCAAGCACGTTCTCAAAGTAATATTCACCGCTTGGCAAACGATCACCGAAAATAACAATTAGTGAAAGGTCATCAACGGATGCCAGCTCGTCAAAATCAACAACATCATCGACAGTTGAAACCGTACTGAGGGTTGAAGCGCCACCTAAAACCAAGCCGTCAAGATCGCTGTCATAAAAAACACCGTCTTTCACTCCTTTGAATGGTGGCGAGTCTTGATCTTCTCTTCTCGTCTGAATGTCAAGCCTGGGGATAGGCGCCGGTAGGCTGATGACTGCTGATTTTGCGTTTGCGCTGCGCTGGCCAAATTCGCTTTCAAACTTGACCAGATATTCACCTTCAATCAGCGGCAAGCTTGCGTAATTCGTCCTAGCTTCAACTTTCCTTAGGAGCGTGCTGTTTGGCCATGTGGCTGTGCCATCGGTCTGGGATGCCTGTCTGATCAGCGCAATGAACTTATCTGTATTCAGCGCGGTTTGAGGTATTGCCCACCTCAGTACAACTTGATCACTTCCAGACGCTTGAATTGTCACGTCCTCCGGATCTGGCGGCAAAACAGTGACACCAGCCTGGCCAGGCTCGATTTCAACGACTGGCACCGTAAACCGCCCAGTGACATAGGGCGAGCGCTTCCGCAGTGGAGCAACGCCAACGCCTCTCACCCTCACCGTGAGCTGAGTGCCGACACTCAACCCATTGATTTCTAAAAATACGTTGGACGTTGAGACAGCTGTGTAATTCCCATCGCCGAGCTTGTACTCCAGCTCAAAATCAACAGTCTGGCCAGTTGAGCCGCGAGACCATGAAACAACGGCTTGATTCGTTGTTTCGCTATTGATTTGAATTTGACGGGCTGAAATATTTAAGTTTGTAGGCTTTGCTGGTGTTTCATTTAATAGTGTTATTGGCTCAAATTCCAGTTTCCCGCCGCTGTCAGCCGCTGAATAGATGCTGTCGTTGCTTTCAACGCCTGTGATTCCAAATTGACCATCACCGTTGTCAGAAACTGAAAGACATCTGAATTTTTGCTCTTTGATGTTGCTCGCGCTGATCGACCATATTGACTGCAACAATGGCGCAGCGCTAAAAGCCTGCACATTCACTACTGAACCCGCTACAGAGAGGATTGGCCGCGTCTCAACCGATCCATCTGGCAATGTGCATGTCAGCCGGTCATTCCCTCCGCCTGCCAATGCTGCGGTCTGGTCAAGCGTGATTGCAGACGTTGTTGCTGCGCTAACTCGTCCGGCAAGCCGCACGCCTTGCCGCATTTCGTCGGCTACGGCGAAGATCTGACCGGGAAACACGATCGCGCCCTGCAGCCCTGTAGCAAAGGTCACGACCTCGCCGTCAATCTCCTCAGACAAAAGCGCCCACCGCCCCAGCCGTTGCGCTTGAAACTTTGAGGTAACGCCAAAACCCACCAACTCCCTCACCTGATAGCCGTATTTGCTTATCAGCTCCGCATCTTCAACTACGACAACATTTGACTTAAAGAAGTTTGCGGGGTCGTTATATCTGACCCTAATTGATGTGCTCCTGGTTTTTAGTGATGTTCCTGAATAAGAGAACGCCCCGTTGATAACGTTGCTATTTGTATAAAGATGCACAGCTGAAAGGCTGCTGCCGTCTAAATTCCCGTGATCGGCTGTCGCTTGAATCGTGTTTGCCTGCCAATACAACATCCCCCTGAACACACTGGCTAGATCCTGCAAAACGTTGAACGCTTCAGCCCTACTGGCTATCACGGTGTTGCAGGCAAAACGCGGCTCTTGTGTGCCGTCTGGGTTTGTAACCAACTGATTTGAATACTGGCTCAATGGGTACAAATCAACCCAGCTCAGGTTTGACGCATCTACAAAATCACCGGCCCCATATCTGTTGTTTGTGGCCATGTCGTACCAGCAGCAAACGGGGCAGGTTGTCCAAGCTTTCTTGAGGCTGCCATCAAATGCTCCATCAAACCCCAGGCTTCCGTCAGCACGAACAAATGAATTTGATGGGACTTCAACGATCCGGCCTCTGATCTTGTAAGCCCTAGTCGGCAAGCTTTTGAACTGCTGCGTAGAGATCGAAAGACCAGCCACCGCGCAAAATGGATATGCTGTTCTAAGAGATTGAAGCTCGATCAAGCTAGTCCAAAATATCTGATTGCCCCTGCCGTTTGCAATTGGTATGTCTTGATCAATATCAGTAAAGTTTTGGAATTTAACCTCAAAGTGATTTTCGCCGAGGTTCACTTTTCTCACTCGGATATTCCACGGGCCTTGACCGCTCAGGTTGATTCGTGGTGACTTAAGTTGATAGTCACTTACCGCAATGCCTGTAATCGTCCTGTCATAAACAGTATTGAACGCTTCGCCTTGAGCCTGAACGTCGATTGCAATTTGGATGCTGCCGTTAAAAAGCTGTCCTTTCGCTAGCCCTTCCTGGGCTGTTGAAAACATCCGAGGGATACTGAGCAACAGCTCAAACGATTCAACGTCTGTATCTGTGATTTGCCTTGTGACCTGACCGGCTCCATAATCCCTGGCTATGACTTTGTTTTCATCGTTTAATGTTTCGCTGTAGTTTTGACCAATCTCAACGTTTACGTCATTAACTGTTGAAGTGCCGTCCTTCCCTTGCTCTAGCTGGCTTTGTGTTCTGCCGCCTGGCTTGAAATCGTAGGAGACATCCTCAGGCGCAAAATTCCGGTCTGTTCCGGTCCTGATCGCAGTCTCTTCTAAGAAGATCCCTTCATCGCATCCGACCAGGCCAGCGATAGGCCCTTCGCAAAGAAGATCAACAACGCGAATTACTGAAGTGGAGTTTAATGCCATTACGCTTTATTTTGGCTGTCGTCTTTGAATCGATTGTATCCGTTCATTGCAACCTTTAAATCACAAAATTCATTCGCCCTGAAATCAATTATTTTCACTCTGGTATCGACCCCCTTGTTATCCTCGATTGGCGCGTATTTAATGTAATTCATCCATCTATACCTTTGCCCACGCAAAAGCAAACCCTGAACAGTACCCCTAAGAGTTGCGGTTACAGGGTCAGGGCCTGAAACTTTAGTCGTAACTTCAATTTCATAAGTGATAAAGCCATCTACGAAGCTTGAGTCTTCTCCACTCACACGGTCAAATAATCCGTCCTGAAGTTCAAAAAACACTTGATAATTATCAGCCCTGTCATCGTCTTCCCCGTCAACTTCGTCTAGTTTTATTACGTTACCTTGCTGCAGCGTCAAAAATCTTTGAGATGAATTGCCATCTGAAAATTTCACTTGATCATATTCCCATCTTCTGCATCTAATGCCAGACGCTTCAGTTTTGCTAAATCCAATCTTTTCGCCACCGAAAAGAATGGTTTCAGGCCCTGGCGTCTTGATCACATTCCGCAATGGATCAGACTCATCCGTGACATCTACATTCGCTGAAAGCAGCTGAGAACCGATCAGAACCTCTCCATAGGCGACCGGAATCGTCGCGCCAACCCCAACGGTGTTAGCTGCTCCGGTGTAGGCGTACGACTGGCGGCCATCTGTGCCCCGGGTGACGGATTGCGGGCCATCTGTTGACAGGCTGTCACCACTGCCCAAACGATTAGAGCCCAGGTTGCCAATCGTCGGCTGAGGCGAAAGGAGCTGAGAGACACCACCCAGGACCAGACTTGCGCCGATTGCGCCAATAGCAAGTGAAGTTGACCCAAACGCTGTCCCGAAAATAGTTGCCGCACCAGCGGCCCCCAATCCAGGGACTAATGCTGCAAACGCAACTAAAGCAATCCCCGCCAAAATCGTTCCAGTCCCACCGCCACTGCCTGCAATCACAGGAGCGACGATCAGGTCATGCTGCCCAATCGGGAGGCCCAAGTCTGGATAATCCAGATCGGTCTCAGCTTGAATGACTCGGTATCCAATGCCATGCTCATGCGCCGTAATCAGCTCTCGCTGCAACTCAGGATGATTGATGCAAAGCAGTTTTATCGCTTCTGCCGGTGTCCTCAGGTTTGTGTATCGATGCTCAACGCCATAGCGCTGGCCCAGCTCACCCAGCAACCTGACGGTCTGAATCATGCCTAAAGACCGCCGCGACTCTGCTCACATAATACTGACGCAATGGTTCAACAGCACTCAAAGAATCTTGCCGCTGATGCAGAATCTGCTCATTCTCCAGCAATATCGCCGCGTGCATTGGCGCCATAGTGCCCAGACGCATGATCAAGACGTCGCCTGGCCTGCGCCGGTCAAATTCAACCTGAAAGAACCCACAGGCTTCGGCTTCTGCCAGAAATAGGCTTTCGCAGCTGTCTAGGTCTGCAGGACGATCAAAATCAGGGATGGCCACGCCCTTCAGGCTGAACCACTCGCGGACCAACGAGAAGCAATCGCTTCTGCCGTAGTCCCACTGTCTACCGATCAAGGCTCGATAGTTGACCATTGCTCATCCGGCATGGAGTAAATATGCCACGGCAGGCCAGTGCCACGGCAGGCCGACAGATCAGCAGCGCTGGCAGGCCCTCCCATTGGATGCGAGTGTATGACCGCAGTCACAGCCCCGCTTAAGGCAGCTGCGGCAAAGCTGCGCGGGTCAATCACAAAATCTCGCTCAGGGTCATCAGCGATATTCCGGCACGGCCAAAACTTGCTGCCGCAGACCACACCGCAAGCTTCCGACGGCGCAACGCTCGCAGCGTAAGCCTCAAACTCAAGTTTGCAATCTGGCGGCAGGGAATCCGCCAAACGGCAACAAGCCGCTTGGGAAGCGTAATGCACAGCTTTCATACTTCTTCGCGCATTGATCATTTGCCTCATCCGTAGGGTTGTTGTTTAAGTCAAAGTATCTTTTTTCTGCATAGCCACATTCGACGCCTCGATATTTCCATTGACAATGTTCAACAACTTGCCGTCGAGGTAGCCCAAGATTTGTCAGGTCTAGCTTGCTTGTCAGCTCAAATTCAACTAGCTCAGGGTTTTCGCTTGCTACTCGATCGATATACCAGATTTCATCCTCAAACTTTGCGCTAGGGTCTGCCGTTGCATTGCCTGCTGAGAAATTGACAGCATCAAGGAATTTCTTGCATGTTCTGATCCTTGTGACCTTTCCTTGCAACGGGTTGCAAAGCGCCAATAATGCTGAAATAGAGCTGTTGGCGTTTGCGACCCTAAAGGTAGGTCGAGGGATTGCGCCTTTGCTCGTCACATCAAAGCCTTCAACCTCTACCGGCACAGCTTGGTACGTCAGGCCGTTGAAGACCACATCAGCCAAAAGCTCATTCGTTCCGGCGTGATAGAAAAAAGTCGTATCGATGCCATTGACAGCCGCTGTCAGCTGCAATTGGAATAACTCAATGATGGCAGACGGCTCAAGAGATTGCAGCTGCTCCTGTATTGATTGCGGTGTCGTCATGCCTCAAATACCTGTTCAAATAATGCCTGAATCGTTGCTCTATTCAAATAAGGAATGTCCTTCCGCCATTCTTTACAGATGAATTGAGCTGCAGCTGATTCACCGGGAGGTGTGAACGTAAAACTTTCTTGCCCTCCCCTTGCGTCTAGAAATGCCTCGATCGTGTCAGCATCGGCTTCCGAGACATTCCACGTGAACAGGTATGACTTCGGGTTTTGATTGATGCCGTAGACCGTTCGTTGGCTGTAGCCGCTGCCAAATTGAGCAACGCGCACCTTGGGAGCAGAGTTTTTTGATAGGTCATAGGTTGGCGTGATCGCTGGGAAGTTTGCCATTTATGCCGCTAGGAGCCCTCCGGGTCGTTTCTGCTTGATCAATTCTGCCTGAACTGCAGCGCCTAGAGCTGCACCGAGCTGGTTCGCTTGGCGTCCGTCGCCTTCAGCCTTGGTACCTGATGCGTCAACATTCACCACCACATTGGCGCCGCCCCCCATGCTGCTATTTGGCGCGATGCTGCCACTGCGGCCAGGAGTGAACAGCTCAGGCCCACGCTCTCCAACCATGTAAGAAGTGCCGCCCATTACGGTGCCGCCTTTGGCCCTGCCCCCGCCAAACAGCTTGCTGAAGACACCAACGCCATCGTCACCGGCCAAGCCGCCTAGGAGGGTATTGAGACCAAACTTCAGTAAGATATTTGCCAAGCTTCTCAGCGTGTCTGAAGCCACGTCTGACAGCCGCTTGGTGCCATCGACAGCAGCAGTCAAGCTGTCAACAATGCTCGTTGAGATCGTCTGACCAATCGAAGCGTAAAGCGCCTTCATCTTTTCGCCTTGCGCTTCGATTTGTGCGTCGATTTCTGCTGCCTGAGAGATCGCGGCTTTTACTGCATTGATCGCAGTTTTTTTAATTTGATCGTCCACTTCAGCGGCTTTTTTAAAGTTTTCGCTAAAGATGCTTGAAGTCCTAAAAAGTTCATCATTTTGCGCTTTAATTAATGCAATATTTTTTTCCCGTGGCTGCAACTGAGATTCTAGTATCCGCTGGACTTCGATCTCTTTTTGTATCTGACTTTGTGCTAGTTTATTGTTTGAAAATCTTAGCTCTTGCTCCTTTAAGAGCAATGCTTCCATGGCTGCTGTGATGTCTTTAGCTTGAGCAGCACTAGGCGCGCGGGATGGCTTTGAAGCTATGACGGTTGGAACAGTCCTCTTGGGAGGCTTGTTGGGCTCATCAGGTGCTGCAAATCCGGGGCCATAAAATCCGCCTGCAAGCTCAAATTCACGTTCATTTAGCTCATCGATTCTTCGCTGAAGCCCAATTACAGCCGTTGAAGCACCATCAACCCCAAGAACAAAATCAAAAATAGCTTCAGTCCAACTAACAGTTTTTGATTGAGCCTTCGCCATCTCATCCCTAAGCCCTTTTATCTTTGCCCTCACCTCATCAATTGGAGATTCTGTCAGTATTCGGTTGTAATCAGCCTGCGCCGCGAACGCCTGATAAGTTGCGTTAGCAGCGGCAATAAGGCCAGCCACAAACACAACGAAGCCAACTGAAGCCATGTTTGCCGCTAATGTCGCCACTATCGGGGCAAGCACCGTAACTGCTGTCACGAGGCCAAAAATTGCGCCGCCTGCCGTCTTGATTGGCCCTGGCAAATCACCAGCAGCCTTAAGCAGCTTGGTCAGCTCCTGAACCGCTGGAGTTACAACCGGCAATAGCTCCGTGCCAATTGCATTACTTAGTTCGCTGGTTGCATTGCTGAACTCCTTGAATTTTGCCGCTGGAGATTCGGCCAAAATCTGCTGAATCTTGTCCTTGTTCTTCTCAAATCCTTTCGCCAAGGCGTTGATCAGAATGTCAGACGTGATAGCGCCTTCACTGCCAAGCTTTTTCAGCTTGTCAACAGTGACGCCCATCTCATCAGCAACTAACCCCAGAATGCCCGGGATTTGCTCGCTGACGCTTCTGAACTCATCGCCCTGGAGTCTGCCACTACCTAGAGCCTGACTGAGCTGCAAGAATGCGCCACTTGCTGCCGCCGCGCTAGTACCACTTGCAATTGCCGTAGCGTTAAAGCCTTTGTAGACCGTCTGGACCTCTTCAAGGGTCTTGCCTAACGGCCTCAGCCTTGCATAAATATTAGAAAACTGACTTGATGCCTCGGCCTGCGAAAGATTAAACGTTTTCGCGTTATCTTTTACTAGCTGTTGGATCTTGCCAAATTCGCCATATTCAGTAGACAACGCCTTTAGCCGTATCTGCGTTTGCTGGAAACTTGCGGCTTGGCCAATCATCCGCTTTGTGAGCGCTGCAACGCCAAGCGACACAATCGCGCCTTTGATCCCACCGAGCGCTGACTGGTATTTCTGCGCGGCTTTCGACGCCTTATCAAAAGCAGATTTGGCAATATCACCAAACTGAGCCAGCTTTGTGGTCGCAGCTTCTGTCGCGGCTTTTTGCGATCTGACTGCTTTTTTCAGCAGGTCTGCCTTTTTAGCTGCTTGATCCGTTGCTTTCTTGAACCGCCCAAGCGATCTGACGCCCTGCGTGGCATCAACTATTAGCTTGACGATCGATTCAGCCATGGCCCTATTCTATCGGCCTCCCCTTTTTGCGCGGTCCATTGCCTCCCGCTCTTTCTCTGCCTTCAGCTCGTAATACGCTGCAAAATGCACCATCTCCGCATCGGTCAGCTCTGTCCGCAGTCTGCTAACAGTCATGCCTAGCTCGCAGGCCAGGTGAAACTCAAAAAAGAGCCACCCATCCTGCTTCAGTCGTTTTTTGCGTCTTCAAGGCTGGCATCTTCGCCAATACCAAACAAGAACAACTCAAGATCATTCAGCACGCTTTCAGGCAGCTGCCGCTGCAGTTTTGGCGCATCAGCTGGGGCAAAAGCTTTACTCCCGTCTTCTAGTTCTGCCATCTGGCACAGCATCTGCGTGCTCAGGTCCAACGCTTCATCAGTGCCGGCCAGTTGCTGCGATTTCTTGCGGTCGGCCCTTGTGATCGGCTTGAAATACAAACTGATCACAACTTTGCCGGCTGCATTCTTTACGTCAAACTTTCGCCGCTGGTTAAGGTCAAATTCCTCAACCAGCAAATCAACGGGGCGATTTCTTGACATGAATAAGCTTTCTTTAATAGAAGCTTAGCTTATTCAAGGTTGCCAGTAATATCGCCGCTCGTCACGAAGTTGCAACTGACGGTCACTAGATCACCGATAGCTGATCCAATCTCAGCGTCTGTAATGATGCCGGCAAAGCTTATGGAATCAGAGCCCGGAGTCGTACCCGTCGTAAACAGCTCAAACGTCGCGTCTGATGCGTCAGCCGCAGTCAGGACATCTTCAATGAATGCCGCTTGGCCTGTTGCGTCTGGGTCGTAGACCAGCTCAACAGTTCCAGATCCTGAAATCAGGCTGCCGATATAGCTCCGGGCGGTGTCGCCGTGCTTGGTCGTGTCGAGGGTCTCTTTCGTGATAGTGAGCGACCAGCTCCGAGTACCTACCACAGTTGCATTGGAGCTGCCGGCTGCGTCGAATTGAACGGCGCCCTGCTCACCTCTGATTGTTGCCATTGGTCAAAGATCCTCGATAAATTCAAAGGCCACTGAGACCCTTGTTTGGAAAAACGGTTCTGGTTGAGGAGAATCCACAACTGCAGGCCCGTCAGCAGCGTCAAAGAAGACGCCAGAAACTATGGCTCTATTGTAGAGATCTCGGATGCGTTTCCCAATCACGTAATTAGCGCCAGGGCCAACGCCTTTTGGCGTGAAGATGTTGCACAGCAAAACACCGATTACTTTTGTGCTGCCCCTTGCTGTCAGCCCTTGGCTTAGATATTGGTTGCCGCCAAATTGAACAAGGCATTGAACCCAGGATGATCGAGCCGTAGGCTTGTTCGGCATGTTGTGAAACACCACAGGGATCGCCGGGGAAAGCGCCAGCTCAGTCGCAAGCCGGCCCTCAATGATCGATCGAACGGTATTGAGATCAACAGCAGCCATCAGCGATTCCTTCGTCTTATAAGTTCAATTCTGGCCGGGATTTGAAATGCAGCGATCTCCTTGGCCAAAATGTCTGGGTAGCCAGGGATCGTCGGGGGGTTCTGCCTTGTACGGTAAACGCCTCGCCAAGATGGTGGAAGGTTTTTTCCGTAGACCACGGGCTCTGCGTAAACCTTGTTGTTTTGAATCTCGATCCGTGTTTTACTGATTTTTACCTGGCGCCAATTGCCTCGCAAGATCCCCCCGGTAGTGCGTTCTCTCAAAGCTCTGCCCAAAGGAACAGTTTTTCCGTCTACTTTGAAAAACTCAGGCATCGAATCGATTTCGGCTTGGGTGTAGTTGCTTACCGGCGTTTTTTCTACAACCTCTTTTGTCCAAACCTTCGCCGCAAAAACGACCAGCTCCTCAAGCTCATCTTCTGCAAGCTTCGAGATGTCGCCTAGATCAATCTGCCGTGCCATTGCTATGCCCTCAAAATTAGCTCGTAGGTGATCGGCTCATTGTCTTGCTCGATGGTGTCGATCCTAATCACTTCATGCGAAACGCCAGAAATCAAAACGCGGTCTTGCGTCGTCGGCACAGCTGCCGCGTCAGCAGCTGCAATGATCAAGCGCTTGTCACCAGATTGGATCAGCTCATTTACCTCTCTAGCTGAAACGCCCTGCAGCACGCCTTTGATTTCATTGCTGCTGATGCTTTCGCTGATCTGACCGGTTGCCGTGTCGTAGGCGCCGCCGGATACGGTTTGAACCGTGACTTCACCGCCCAGGCTCTTCATCGCGTTTTGCGCTGCTTTTCGCAGTGACGTGGCCAGAGTCATCTAAGTGACCGCAGGGAACGGGCGCTCGTAAGCCGTAATCTCAGCAGGTCGTTCAGGCCCTAAGAGTTCCATGCTGACCAGTAGCGCAAGACCGTCTGTCACACGTTGATCATCAAGTTCTACTGTCTCTGCTGCTGTTAGTTCATCAAGTAATGCTTTGACTGCATTAGCGGCTGCGTTCTGCGCTTCAGCGGCATCAACCTCGGTTTGATTTTCAGCAGTGGTAGCTAGTTGATACGCTCCAAGCGCTGCTTCATACGTTGCAGTTTCTTCAGCGGTAGGGTCTTCGAGCATTGAATACTCAAGAACTGCCGCTTGGTATGCAGCGTATTGTTCTTCAGTTGCTAGGCCGCCAATCTTCTCTGGCAATTCTACCGTATCGACAGAAGCAGCAAGAACATTTGCATATTCAGTTGGAGTGAAGCGTGCAAAGAATCCAGCACTTGTGACGACACCATAAGAATTGGCATTAGCAAAGCGGTGGCCGTCTTTGGTTAGAAGCCATTCAGCGTAGGCTTCAGGGGTCATGCCAGCAGAATTGGCGGCAAAGATCAACCCGTCAATAACGCGGGTGTTGGTCAGAGTAAGAGAAAGAGTGTCCATGGTTAGATCGGAAGAGGAATTTGAAGAGTATGCCATCAGCCGACGATCCAGTTAGTGCCGTCGCTAAAGACCGGCACGAAATTACTACCACCACCAGCAACAGTTTGGCCGTGATGAGAACTAAGCGTGTTGGCTGAGTCGGTAACAAAGGCTTTAGCGCCTGCACCAACAGTTGCGGCTGCAGTTAATGCACCAACAGTTGTAGGGATAAGTTTTAGATAGCCAGTGCCAGTGGAGCCGTCGGTGATCTTTACGACGCCAGCGGAGTCGCGGGACAGGGCAACATCAACTCCAGTGTTAATGTTAGTACCAGTCGTGAAGCCAACCTTTGCTCGATTGGCAATTGTTATGAGGTTATACTCAACACGCAAAGGCACTGTATCAAGAGAACCTACGCCAGAAATATCAACACTGCCTCCGCCACCTGTACCCGTATAAAGGGCAACACGAGAACCACTATATTTGATTTCGTTATCTCTAACCTGAACTGCGCTAACCCCACCAACCTGCACATCCAGCAGGTTTGTTGGATCTACGCCAGTGCCACCTTTTTGTGCATCAATAACAAGACCGCTGGAATCGCGGGTTATTGAGGTGCGCTCATAATTGCTAGCGTCGGTGTAAGTGTTGTAAAGGCGGAAGGTTTGGGCGTTGGTGCCGTTGCGTTGAGCGAGGGTGCCTGCGGAGTCGCGGTAAAGGCGAGTGTCTACATTGCCCCCTGCAGGGAAATTGCTATTTGTTCCAGGTAGTGAACTAAACCCTAGCCAAGATGTAGATTCAAGCACTAGCCTGTCTGAGCCTATCGCTGCATTCCAACGATTCGCAAAGTAAGTTGCTAACAAGCTTGAGGCAACGCTGCCAATACCGAAGCCTGTTGGTGTATTAGTGCCAACGGTATAAATATTTATCGATCCATTGTTGTTTACCTTGAACAGACTCGTCCCACCCACCTGCAGATCCAGCAGGTTGCTACCAGCTGCACTTGCAGTATCAGTTACATTTAGCTTTAGTCCAGTGAATGTTGTGGCTGCATTATTCCAAGTCTGACTCAGGTTGAGGACTGGAGAATCTGTCGTAGCGGTTTTTCCGCCAACGGTTAAGGCGCCTGCAGTGTCGTCATACGTTAGACCGCTGTCACCACCAAATGCCCCTCCGTCATTGAATTGAACCTGGGTGTCGGAGCCTCCAGGGGTACCACCACCTCCTGTTTGGTCAACCCATTCGGTGTCGTAATCGGTGTTGCTTGCTTTCGCGAGAACTTGGCCCGTAGTGCCACCCGCGTCAACTCCGACGCCATCGGCTCCATCGGCACCCGCAGGACCAACAGCCCCGGTAGCCCCGGTAGGGCCTTGGGGGCCAGCTAAAGTGCCGAGCGATGACCATGCAGACCCGTCCCAGACGTAAAAATTAGCGTCAGCTTCGACCAGATAAACATCGCCTTGAGTGGCACCGCCAGGCAAGTCGCCGACAGTCGCCACAGTCCCCAAAACTTCAAAAGCAGCGGCGCCAGCCCCTACATCGTCGAGGTTACCTGTGAACGGGTTGAACTTATAGGCCATGACTAAACTTTAGCGACGCTGGAAAGGTTTCCACTTGAATAAGTCAATGTCAAGGTCGCCACCGTGGTGCCTGACGCGCCGCCCACCTTAAAGACCACGTCTTGGGTTCCAGTGCTTGGCGCTGCAGCTGGACTGAATGAAACATAATCATGCTTTGGGATCTGCAGCCCTTGGACAACGCTGCTCGCGTAACTGCCATCAGCCTGCCTGATAGCAGTGATGTCGTCGGCGTTATAGCTGTAAGGCATGTCTTAACTCCTTCTGATTGCGATGTTGCCTGGTCCGCTGATTCTAAGGCCCGTCAGCAACCTTTCATACAGTGGCGGCACCCTATCAGCACCAACGGCGCCTGATGTCAGGTTTGGCGTGATGCTGATGCTGCCGATCGAGACGCTTTTGTAATCCTCAAGCCCGCTCAAGCTGATGCCGTCTTTGTTGTTATGCAGGTAGACCGCGAGCTCAATTTGAGCCCTCTTGATCTGATCTGGAATCTCGGTGTCTGTGTAGTAATCCGCTGTGATCGTGAACGGGAACCCGGTTGAATATCGGCTCGAATATGTGTCAGGCTTCCTCACCCCTGTTCGCGGCCACTGCAACGACTGCGTATCGGTTGCGCGAGCTCCTAGGAACCGCTCACGGTCAAGACGCTGCGTTGCCGCTGTGAGCGCTCGATTCCGTGAATCAGTGTTTCCTGTGCTCCATTTTGAGGCATCAGAGCTCAACACCATTGCCTCAACCAACGCATCAGCGTCAGTCAGCGTCAGGTAAGAGTTTGCGTTTGCGGCTCCTGCTGTTGCGACGATTACTACTGCCATCAGTCGATTCCTTTTTGCTGGTCTCCTCCGGTGCCGGAGCAGCGGCAGCCTTGGCGGTGGCTGCTGCTGCTTCCTGCTCCTTCGCCCTTCTAAAAGCGTAGAGCCCCATGATTATGCGGCTGCGGCTTTCATCACTGCAAAGTTGATGACCACAACCTCACCAGCGGTTGACCCGAGGTTTGAGAGTGTGACATCGAAACTTCCCGCAGCAGTGGCGGACACAAACGCCAGGTAGAGCCCTGTGCTTGCGCCAGACTGGACGCTAACCAAAACCACGTCACTAGCAGTGACAGAGCTATTGGTGACGGTAAAAGTCACCTCAGCGTTACCGGCAAGTGATGCGTTATGAGTCGTGATTGCCCCTGATGGAGCGTTCACGGTCACGCCTGTCGCTTTGCTGGTGAGCTGGGTCACAGCCCCGCCGGAAACGTAGCCAATGGCTAACCCGGCGGATGTTTCAAAAAAGCTTGCCATGATTGATCAATCCATTGCAGAAACGACGGTGGCGCGAACGATTCCAATATTCTTGGTTTCGTACACTTTCGACCAGTTAGCAGCAGTTGCTAGCTGGGTGCGATTTGGGTTGGAATCAGTGACATTCCACTTTGCGCCCACTGGGTGGTAGATGTAGTGGAGGTCGATTGACATCGCGTCAGACTTTTGCAAGATGTCGCGATCGGTCTCCGTTGTGATCCCAGCCTGCTCGCCAGTTGCAACGCTTCCTTGGCTAAACATATAGGTCGCATATTCAGTAGATGCGCCAGATCCAACGGTGTTCACATCGTCAGAGACGATTACGCGCATTCCCAGGTAGGTGGGAACAGTCACGTCACCATAAGCCGCTGCAATTGAACCACCGGATGCAGTTGCATCACCACCGGCCACATCTGTTGCCTTGACGTAATCGACAGCACGACGCTCAACAAGTTCGTAATAAACTTTTGAGTGCATACAGATCGTAGTCAGCTTTTCGCCTTGATCGCCCAGAAGTGCGCGAGCCTGCGAAACCTGACGGGGGCTGAGTGATGTTGGAGTGTCACCAGATTCGCCGTCAATCGTCAGATCAAAAAATGCAGATGCTGAGCTGTTGTTATTGACCGGACCAAACACACCGTTAAGACACGCAAGCATGTCTTTCTGGCGCTGATGGTTGACATAATTGGCAACCTTTTGGCCAATGGCAGCCATAGGGTCAGACCCAGCGGCAAGGGCAGCAAGATCACGCGATTCCCACGCACGTCCGCGATGCAATACAACGCCAACCTGCTTCTGCGCTGAGATCTTGCTAGGCGTCAATGAAGAGCTGTCAGACAGAACTTCAAAATCGCCTGGAAGATTCGCGTTATAAAACGGGACATTAACGAAATCGCCGCCCTCTTGTGCCGCATTAAGTGCGGCCAATGGTGCAACAACACCGCTTTGCAAAAAGGCATCACGCCGCGTTGATTCTTCGATCAAATACGGGGTAAAAACCTCTGGAATGATGATGTCAGAGCGCAGAACCGCCATGACTAACCTCCTAAAAATGGTTGTTTATTTTTCGGGCGTAACCCTTGCGGCTCTGCGTAGCTTCACCTTCACTACATATTAGCGGTTTGCAGCATTCTTCAACCTCTCGTACAAATCACGATCAGTTTTGAATAGTCTTCCTTGCTCCGTTAAGTCGAAGCTTTCACGGCTGAACGGGTTCTTTGTGCCCGGTGTGATCTCACCGCTCGCCCTCGACGATGGAGCTCCACTGCCCTGCGGCTTTGGTGCCTTTTGCATCCATGCTGGTGTTTTGGCCTTTGCCCATTCCCCTACGGGGGTGCGCTCATAGCCATCAACGACCACGACAGTGCCATCAGGCTCACGCTGAATTTGGTCGCGTTTCAACTGGGTGTTAAGCACCAGTTGAGGGTCATGCACCACATCAGACAATGCGCTGACGGCTGGTGCCATCAACTCAAGTTCTTGCACTCGATCGGTCAGCTCAGCGATCCGCTTGTCTTTCTCGGTAGCTGATTCCCTGAACTGCTGCTCAAGTGCAGCTTTGGCCTCGGCGTATTGGCCTTTGCTTTCCAGTTGGTCTTGCTCAGCCTTTGCCTTGAAATCAATCAGGGCCTGAACGTCAACATCAGCAGCTTTTGCTTTGTTCAGCTTGCCAATCAGCTCATAATTCTTGCGCTCTAATGCTTCAACGCTTTTCTTTAGCGCCTCAACATCAGCTGTTGGTTGTTCTTGCTCTTGAGACGTAATCTCGTCGGTCATGTGAAACCCGTAAGGCTTATTTGCCTCACCACTTTACTTTATTCGCCCAATAGGCTGCAGAAGTTTTGCCTTTGGCGATGTTTTTCGCATGTCGCGCTTTGAATGATGCGCGTTTTGCTTTATCAGCAGCTGACTCACCTTTACGTGGCGGCTTTGGCTTTGCACCTTGCATCCCAAACCGAATCAGCTTTGGTTTGCCGTCCGCCTTCACCACTACAGCGTGGCTTTTGCCGCTGGGATGGCTTGGCGTTCGAATCGGCTTGTCATAGCCGTCAAACGTATGGCCGCCGCGCTTGATGCTCACTTCTTTTTTGGTGCTGACTTCAGCTGTGATCGACGCTTTAAGACTGGGTTGCCTGTCGATTCTGATTTGAGTTTGATCACTGGATCGTCAGCAGTGCCGACCCTGACGATGTTGCCGCCCCTTGGCCCCTTGATGACAGCTCTGGCCCCGCCCATTGCGGTAACAGTGCCAAACGTCCGTTTCCCTTGATAAACCCAGCTGACTCGCTGCCCTTTTTTCACTTCTTCATTCCTTTCTTCATGCCTTTTTTGGTTCCTTTCTTCATGCCTTTCTTCATGCCCTTCTTCATGCCTGCTGAATACTTCATTTGAATGGCTCCCGTTGCTTTGATTCTAGGGTTGCCCGTACCGTGCCTTGAGCTGCTTCAATGTCAGCTCTGAACCGTCATTTGCTACAAACTTACGAATCGCATCCTCTGGTCCGTATTTCTTCACCAGCTTGTTCCAATAAGGGATCCTGCTCGGCCCTAAAACATCGCGCTTCACGTTGTCGCCTTGTTCCTGTAACCATTCCCCATAAGACTGATTCGCTGGAACCGTCCGCGTCTTTGCTGCTTTGCTCATCGGCCCTGAGATGATGCCCGGCCTGCGTATAGCGCTAGGTGGTGGCTCAGGCATCCCAAGCGCTGCATAATCGATCTCTGGCACGGTCGTCGATCTGCAGTTATGAGTTAAAATGGAGTCAGCACAGTAAGTGCCGCTCTCTGTCTCAAAGTTGTAGACATGCCCGCTAAATGGTTCCCGGCCAATCCAGCAGACCTCGACCTGATTGTATCCCTGTTCGATGATGGTGTCGGCGTTCACGGCATCGCGAATCGATTCGGCATCTCGCCACGTCCCATTGAGCGGATCATCTTGGAATCCGGTCGCAAGCTGAGAAACAGGAGTGAACAGCAGTTCGCCCGCATGTCTCGCGCCAGTGCAGCTGAACGCAAAGCCCTTGCCTCCGCTGCCAACATTGCAAAGCGCGGACTGCCCAACAGTGACGAAACTTTGTGCCGCATGGCTGCTGCCCGTTGCCGCAAAGTCGGACCGCTTGAATCTAAAGTTCAGCAATGTCTTGAGAAGTCTGGGATTGACTGCGAGAAGCAGTTCCCCGTCGGCAAGTACAACTGCGATTTGCTCTGCACTCTGGGGGCTAGACGTGTCGCCGTGGAAGTCTGGGGCGGAGGTTGGCACTTTTACGGCGAACACCGTCGCAGATTCACTAAACGCACGGAATACATCCTCAGCAGTGGTTACGACATGGTGTTTCTGGTCATTCACAATAATTTCAGGTGGAATGACATTGCTCGCAAAAACCTTGTCGCCAACATGTACGAGATTGGCAGGCTTCCATCCAGCACTTGTCAGTACAGGATGGTTTGGGGTGACTCTGAGAACTTGACCATTGGTGGTCTTGATGACATAGAGAAAGCCTTGATAGCTCCGACGGTAAACCGCCGCGATGCTGCCACTGGTCGTTACGTGAGCGTCCCCAGGTAAGCAGTTGAAATGTTGCGGGGGTAATGGCCCCTTGCCGTACTCAAACACTTGTTGATCCAATGCCCTGCAGCGTGCGGAGGTTCGTGAATCCAGCGTCGCAACGTATTTATATTTCTCTGTGATCTCAGCGTTGGCCTTGTAGGTGGCCTGGCTGATCGAATTGGCCACCTGATTGACGCTCGTCCGCACCAGCGTGTTCACCTGATGATTGGCCACTGCTGTGAGCTGGCCCCCTGCCTGCGCTAGTTGCCGAACCGATAGCGGCCCAAAATCAGCAAACTTCAAACGGCCCTTTAGGCGCCTCGCCATTTGGGGTCCTGAATCACCTGCCAAGAATCCAGACTGAACCGTTTTGGTGAACAGCTCAGCTTGAGATTCAGCGATTCCCCTGAATGCTTTTGATACGGTTGAGCCATTGGGCAAGGTGATTTGAGCGCCCTGCGTTGCCGTCAGCCTGAAGGTTGCCGGTGATGGGCCTACTGCTGCCAGCAGGTCATCAGACAGAACGTTCATGCCGATCTCAATTGGGTCTGTCATCACAACAGCACGGGCAAAGGCTGGATCGATCTGCAGCGCTCTGACCTGGTCGATCATCCGTTCTGGGACCATCTCGAGCAGCTGCGCCCGGATGAATTGCTCTTCAAATGTGGCTAGGCCCTGCAGCTCCCCGGCCAGCAATGCGGAGCTTTCGCCGGCCCAGTTATCGAGGCTTGCCCGTAGCTGCCTGATGATCTCCCTGAGTCTGGTTTGACGGTCAAAGGCTCGCTCATCCTCGACCAAGACCTGCAGGTCGGCGACAGCCTGCAAAATCAGACGGTTGTAAGCAATCGCGATCTGTTTTGCTTCAGCATTGCTGAACCTGTTCAGGTCAACAGCATGCCGATAGAACTCAGACGGGGTGCTCATTCCTGCAGGCCACCGGCAGCCGTTGCCTCAAGCTCCTCCTCGAGATCAAAGTCATCACCAAGCACTTCCCCCGCCTCAAGCTGGGCCAACAGGGTTGATTGCGTGATGGTGCCGGCCAGGTAGAGCTCAAGCAGCGCTTTAATCTCGCCAGGGTCCATCCGGGAGCCCATGAAATCACGGTTGATCAATGCGCTGCCGGGTGATGCGTCGTTTAGATAGGCAGCATGAAACCGCAAGCAATTGTCAATCATGTCCTGCATGTTTTGGGCAATCACCATCATCGTTGAGTCGCCTTGGCTGCGGTCGATCCTTTTTGACTCGGCTGTCTCGGCTGAGAGCTTCTGGCCCAGCACACTGGCCAGACCTAGCTCATTGATCTGCTTTTCGATCTGATCCAGCCGCTGAAACAATGCATTGAAGCTGGCCCCGCTTGGCTCGATGTATTGCGCGGATGCGCCTTCAGGCAATGCAAGCGCTTCGTTTGGCCCCGCGCTGATCTCTTCTGCTGATTGCGGGAACCCAAAAATCGCCAACATCGGAACGCTGGCGACGTGAAGAATATTATCTAAATCTGATTGAACTTGATACGCCTTGATGTTTAGTTCACCAATGTCTTCCATCGGTGGCTTTGATTGCAAGTAATTGACGCGGCTGCTGTATACAACTGAAAACGGTATTTCGCTAAGGCTTGTTTTGCCTTCTTCAAATAATGTGTAGTCTTTCTTCTCATCTTGCCTAAATAGCTCGTAATACCCTGGCGTCAATACTCTCACCTGACTAACTATTTTTTCGCCGTATTCTCCATCAGGTTCTGTCACCTGCTCTTTCAATCTGAGCTGAACGAGTCGAGGCTTGCCGTCTTGCATTTCAGTGCGCCAGCCCAAGATGTCCCTTGGGGTGTAGGCGCACCAGTACGGCCTGCCGTTACCGTCTGATGGTGCATCAACTAAAACGCCAGCATGGCCATAGCGGATCGCCTTACGGGCTGTTTCATAGACCCAAGTGTTCAGGTCATTACCCTGCCGGTCAACGTCGAACAGGTCCTCACGAATGCCATCTGAGATGGCAATCAGCTTGACGGGCTTGCGCGTAAGCATCCCGGCCAGTAGCCGCTCCAGCCTGACGTAATAGGGCTGCAGCGTGCTGCGGAGCAGCCTGTTTTGGTAGGCGTCGTCTGTCTCTCGCGGCTCCTGCGGGAGATATTTACGGCCCTCCTTCCTGATGCCATAGGTGCCCGTCAGCAGGCATTCGATCAGCTCCCAGTGTGGTTCTTGATCGATCCATGCCTGATTCGGGTCATAGACATTTACGACCTTTGACGTTTTAGTTCTATTTCGTGCCGTTGATTGATAGCCCAATGCTGTAGCCGCCTTTTGCTAACAGTTTAGGCCGGCTGATCTTTGATAATTTTGGCACGGCCATTTGCATCAACTTGAATCAGCTGATGCTTTCGCGGTTCGCCGTGTTTCGGCTGCAGCAAACGGCCAACAGCGGTTACGACGGGCCGTGTCATGCTGTTGCCTCTTCGCCTTCGCCGTCCTCGGCCAGCATTTCAGCTACGGCAAGCCCTGAGATGATGTCGTTTTTGGCTAGTTCCAACGCGCCGACAAGCTCGATCACGCTGAGCCCTTCAGTTTCTGCGATGAGGTCGTCGAGAGCGCTGAGAAATTCTTCCATGATGCTGGGGGTGGATTCGGCTTTAACCTAGCAAGAGGCATCAAAACAGGCATGAACGATCTGGACGTAAGCCCCACTGCGGACGATTGCGTGAGAGTGTGCCTGACAGAGGAAGGGATCACTAGCTGTTGCAACGTGTCATCTTGGCACCTAGTGGAGTCGCACCGTAAGCAGCTGCAGAATGCGAACGCAAAGAAAGCAGCGGATGCGTATAGGCATTAAAAAGCCCCAGCGGCTCGACTCGCTGAGGCTATGAACCCACCTTGACCAATGGAACCTGAGAACCCCTTAACTCAGGCAACGTGCTGAGCGTAGCAGGTCAGCCAAAGCGGCGTTTGCCTGTGCGGCGTTTTATCACGCTGACTTTTGAAGCGCGACGTAACGGTGCAGGCTTGCCAAAGAGTGATGTCTGGCTAGCCCCAGTATCACGGACCCTTGCCCCTTTGCCCCCTCCGCCACCAGTGGCCCTTAAGGATTTAGTTCTGTCGTACTTCATATTCATGCGAACGCGGCCTGTTACGTCATTCGCTCGCTGCTGGAAACGGCTAGAGGCTCTTGCTTTTGACCTAAACGTCACCTTGCCTGCGGTGCCGGCAGGGCGTGCTCTCAAGGCTGCATCGCGTTGTTTTACCGCTGATTTGAACGCTGAACTGTCAGGCTCCACCCTGAAATATTTAACTTTTGCTTGAGTTGTCTTAAGTCGATTTGCCCTTGTTCTCGCGTTGTCCGGGGCTTTCCTTGACGGTCCGCTCAGCTTGATTTTTGCGGTTGACGCTGGCATATTTTGCTCGGCTGTATTTTTAACCTGAGCACGTATATTTGACGCGCGATTAAGTGAACCACCAGTAGCAAGCTTCTCAGCCGCTTTGTTTTTCGCACGAAGGCTCGACTGCCCTAAATCATTAAACCGGCCTGGCTTGTTTCGGTTTGGCTTCTGCGTGCTGTATTTGATTCGAGTGTTGATCGATGACTGAACTGATTTGATCTTGTCCGCCCGGCTTGCGCCTGATGAGTTAAGGGCAGACACACCGCCAGCTTTACGGCTGAGGAATCTTTTGGCCCTTACGGCCACCTGAGCGCGGTTCAGCGCCTTAACGCCTTGCCGCGCTCCAGTTGTTGTGGAAACTTTGTTTAATCGATCCGCGATTCTTGAAACCTTGTCAGCTGAGACTTTTTTCGACTTGCGCTTCGCTGCGGCTGGCTTGCCGGTGGCCCGTGCGCTATTGGCCGTTACGCTTTTTTTTTTGGCGCGTGCTGCCGTGAGCTTCTCGCCTCTCTTGATTCGAGCCTTTAAGACATCAGGGTTTTGCGTTCGTGTTAGCCGTGAAGTTGTCTTATACGAAGCGCTGATCTTTCCGCTGTAAATATCACGAGCCCGCTTTGCAACAGATGCGGTGCGTGATTGTTTGGCGCTACCAAACCCGTCACCCTTGGCTGCATAGGCTCTCCTTTCGTTGCCGTAAGCCCTCTGGATGCGTGCAAACTCCCTTGCTTTTTGCTTGCTACGTGGGGCTTCCGCACCTGCCTTCGGCGCTGAAGTGGACCGCCGGCGCTGCATGTTTTTGACTTTGGCTGATGCGCTATTTGCCATCCGCCGTTCCTTAGCGTCTGCGCCTCTCAGGTCTGCATTCCTCATTCGAGCGTCGCCGCTGGCACGCTTGTAAGCAGCTTTTGCCTTATTGGCTGGCGCCTTGCTGGTTCGTGCGGCTGTCGGCTTAGATCGTGCTGTCGGCTTCGCCGCTGCTTTGCTTTGCGCTAACGGTGCCGCATCTAGCCTCTTTTGCGTTTTGGCAAGGAATTTTTTCTGACTGGCTACTGATTGCGACCGCTTCAGGTCTTTACCGGCTTGCACTCGCCCTGCATATTTTTGCCCCTCAGATCTCGGCTTGGCTTTTAAGGCCCCTGAAGGCTTGCCGCCGGTCTTTGCTTTTACCGTTTGAGCCGCTCTCTTCTTGCCGCTTGCAGTTTTCAGCCTGCCTCCCCGAGCAGTGGCGCCAGTCGTAGCAAACCGCCCACGATTGTCACGGACGTACTTCCTGCCAGACCTACCGCCGCGCTTGGCCATTGTTCAATGTTTCGTTAATACAGTCTAATGCCGGTGCCACGGCCAGCCCTGCGATGCAATGGGTTCAGCTCACGCCAGACCAAGTACCCGGCGGCGTCATTCATGTGGTCATGCCCAGATTCTTTGTCGGGCTCCTGCCGTTCGTTATATGCCTGCAGCTCGAGGCATTCGATCAGCTTTTTGCATCGGGGGTTGATCTGGATTCTGATCTCACCTTTCCCGTTCTCCAAAGCACCTTGAACAGCAGAAACCCGATCAGCCACCCTCGGATTTGCTTTAGGTGATTGATTGCTGATGCCATAGCTGGCCAATATCTCCAGATCGGTTTTAGTCGCATTTGTGGAGCGGTTGCCACCTGATGCGTCCGGGTATCCGTAGAGCGTTCGGCCTGGATAACGAGCGCAGAGCTCCTGTGCCAAGGCGTCAGTGTCATGGGCGCCGCTGATCTCATCGATGAAATGCAGCGCATTGGCTGACCGGATCGCGATTACTGCATTCATATTGCCCACATTGAAATCAATGCCAATCCTCAGCGGCTCTTCACCTAAAGGGTCATCGTTGACGTCTGAAACGTGTTTGGCACGGTCAAACCTGTCGTAAACGGTGCCGGTCGCCAGGTTCTGATAGATCCCTTCGAGGTAGGCACGGCATTGCTCTTGCGTGTAGCGGCTCAGCAGGTCATCAACAAAGCCCGGCCTGAGATTATGGGCATTGTCGGCGGTCTTCATCCTGAGCAGCGCTCTGCGCTTGCCCTCCCGGGCTGCATCAGTGCCAAACGTTTGGTAATGAAAACCAAAGCCTTCTGGCGTCGAATAACAGTGGAGCTGGTTGAAGTTCCCGACCCTGATACGACCCAGAATCTTGTCATAGGCGCGCTGAGCGATTGATGCCTTCGCGGTATCAACCTCATCGATGATTGCGAAGGCCCAATCGTCACCAACGATCCGCTGATAATTCTCAAACGAGAGCCCGAGGATTGTTGAATCACCGCCGGGGAAGTGCAGCGTGTGACTAACGTACGGCGCCACCCTTGGGGTGTAAGGGATGCCGAAACTGTCTAGGAAGTCCTCGAACTTTGGTGCCCAGATGCGGCGGACCATATCGCTGGTTGGTTCCATCACGCAACCAACAAAGCCTTGGTTCAAGGCAGCCATCTTCACGGCAACCGCATGGGCGCAATAGGTCTTGCCGCTGCCATAGCCAGCGCTGATGCCGATTTCAGGAATGCTGTTAGGTGATCCGCCTTGTGATGTAGCGATAGCGCTTAAGCGCTCAACCTCAAAGGCGTTGAGCTGGCCGGGGTTAAGTGTTGCCGCGATGCGTTGCAGCAGGTCATCAACATCAGCCAATGCTGAACGGGTGCCAACGGCTTCAACCTGCAGTTCTGCCAGCCTGGCCAGTACCGGGTTATCCCTCTTCATTCGGCACTAATTCTTGGCCGGTTTTGGCTTGGATGCGTAGCAATACGGTCCGCTCTTGTTCTGGCGTGAGGTTTGCCTCAGCGATGGCTGATACTGCAGCTTCAATGCCTTCATTTCTTGCGCGTGTGACGGCTGCGTTGTCGCTGTAATGCTTGCGATATGACGGGCTATGGGTAAGCATCCATTGCGCCGATTTACTATCACCATCTTGAGCGCAACTGGTGATGATATTTATGAATTTATGAGCACCGGCTGCACGACCTTCATTAAGGGCTTGCAAAAGTTGTATTTCCTCTTCTGTAGGATCGGTGCCTTTTGCATTACGAAGCCATAGCGTAATGGCCTCATAACTAACACCAACTGCTGCGGCGATATGTTCTAATGCTGCGCCATATTCTGCAAGATGACGAACAGCTTCGATTACTTTTGAGTTTAGCTTGTAATGCCGCCGTCTTAAGTTTGCCATTTTAAATAACTATTGCGGAATATTATAGCGCAGGCTCAATGGTAGCCCAAGTTCTGCCTGAGCGAATTTGGCGGATTGCATCGACTGAAACGTCGTATTGAATCGCGAGTTCATATGGAGTGAAGACATTATTTCGCAAAAACTTTTTGATGTCAGCGACTTCAAAGGGCTGAAGCTTTGCGCTTTTTGGCGCACCGTAGAGACGCTTCCTGTTGATGGGAATTTCAGGTGTGATCACCTGCTCAGTCCTGAACGGATGATTGCAGGATGGGCATCGACGGTAACGAATGCGGATATCAACTTTGCGCCTGGTGCATGTGGTGCGAATGACGGGCTCACCGCAGTTTGGGCAATCGATTGGCATTTGTGTTTTAGGGGTGTGAATGGCCGGGGGATGGATCAGCCCCAGCAGCTGCCCTTTATTTCCGCGTCACGCGGTTTTGTATTTGCAGGCTCCCCGGCCTGTTGTTGTTC